CCGGAAAAAGCTTCGCCATCCGTCAGTTTGCCTCCGATAACCGGAAAGTACACCTATTGAAATGTGCCGAGTACTGGAATAAGAAGATGTTTATGCAGGAATTGCTCTCCGCTATGGGCCGTGATTATGCCGGCTTCACCATTGGCGAGATGATGCATGAGATTGTAACTGAGCTTAAGCGCCAGCAGAACCCTTTGATCATACTCGATGAAGCCGACAAACTGACTGATCAGGTACTTTATTTCTTCATAACGCTTTACAATCAGCTCGAAGATCAGGCAGGGATCATCCTTTGCGCTACCAACTACCTTGAGAAGAGGATCAAACGGGGAGTTAAGCTCAACAAAAAAGGGTACAACGAGATCTACAGCCGCATCGGGCGCAAGTGTGTGGAGCTTAAAGGACTATCAGCCGCCGATATCTCGGCTGTTTGCCAGGCGAACGGAATCACCGACCGAACAAGCCTCCAAAACATTATCGGAGACTGCGAGGGAGACTTGAGAAGGGTGAAACGGAAAATTCACGCGCTAAAGAATATCGCGTAATACGTTGGGTATAGAGACGCACAGCTGTGCGTCTCTACAAAACGAAAACGTTCTATGAATGACTGAAAAAACGATAAACCGAGCCAGAACCTACACTGACCTGATGAGGCGGAAGGTTAACGAGCTCGATTTTGAAGGCGACTGGCTGAAGAGCCTGGGCAAACCCGAGATCACCGGAACATGGCTGATCTGGGGCAATCCCGGAAACGGGAAAACTCGCTTTGCTCTCCAGCTTTGCAGATACTTCGCCTCATTTTGCCGCGTGGCTTATAACTCACTCGAAGAGGGTGACAGCAAGAGTATACGCGATGCTATAATGCAGGTAGGTATGAACGACGTAAAAAGCAACTTCATGCTGTTGGACCAGGAACCGGTCGAAGAGCTTAAAGCCCGATTACGCAAGCGCAAGAGTCCAGATGTGATCTTTATCGACAGCTGGCAATATACCGGGTTAAATTATGCCGAGTATAAGAAGCTCCGGGCAGAGTTCCGACATAAGCTCTTTATCCTGGTCTCGCACGCAGAGGGTAAGAACCCTGAGGGACGCACAGCCAAATCGATACGCTACGACAGTTTCGTTAAGATTTGGGTAGAAGGATACAAGGCGTTCCCTGCGAGCAGATACGGAGGCAATGAGCCATACACGATCTGGGATAAAGGGGCGCGGGATTACTGGGGATGATCTAAAATGATTGGATTAAAAAATGAAAGAATGAAAACAACAACTGACCGTCAGCAGGGTACGCTGCTGAAAAAGTTCCACACATTAAGCACAAAGGCTGGATTGACCTCCGATGAAAAATACCTGATGATTGGCGCCTTTGGGCATGAGAGCAGCCGCGAAATGACGGTATCTGAACTATTGCGGGCCTGTGATATGCTAGACGCAAAGCTTAACCCCAAATTAGCCGAGATAGACTTATGGCGCAAACGCGTTATGGCTGCTATTGGCGGCTGGCTCAGGGTGATGAGTGTGGAGAGCAATGCAGCAAAGATTAAAGCTATCGCCTGCAGAGCCTCTTCCTTCGAAAACTTTAATGATATCCCCAGGGAACGGCTCAATAACCTTTACTATGCTTTTTTGAAAAAACAAAAGGACTTTAAGCGCGTGAACTCCATCGTGAAGGAGCAAATAGACGAACTAATATATCAGAATTAATGGAAAAGGCTTCTAAAATATCCCATCTGGAGATTTGCTCTACTTGCAAAGGGGAAGCATGCATTTGGGTTACTGAGTCACTGCCGCGACATGGATCGGATAGGGGCCATGAAGTGGCACAGATGTGCCCTGAATGCCAGGGTACCGGCATTGTAAAAATTGTTACAGAAACAACTATAACAACATATCCTCATTTTATAACACACTTTTAAACATAAGTAAATGGACCAAAAATCGCACATTAAAGTCATTGAAGAGGGATTTATTATCCTACGAGCCGATGATCAACCCACACCACGCATAAAGTATATCGCGAAAGGGCAGCATAACTGGATCACGCTTGAAAAATTTGAAACAAAGGCGGCTCGTGATCGAAAACTTAAAGAACTTCTTCAGTCATCAATTTACTTAATCGACTAAACATCATGAATGATAAATCAATTTACGAACCAGTTGTAGCGAGAGACCGATTAATGGCGGCTGTAATGGTTGATATCCGAAAGGAAATGACTCAGAAAATAATTGCATTGCAGAAGGAACAGACGCGCCTGACCCTTTTACTTGCTGATAAATTTAATGTGGATGATTATCGCAAACTCAATATTGTGAATCAACACATTCTAGTAGCCTGTTCGCGTCGAAAAGGAGAATGGGTAAAGGGAGATAATCTCAACTATGCAACCATAGCAAAATAAATACAAACATTTGATTAATCAACATTTAAACAGTTTTTAAAATGGCACAATTAGAGTCAACCGAAATTACGGTAAGGTGGGAAGATCTTTCGATCGAGAAAATTGCCGAAATTCTTGAGCAGAAACGGAAGGAGCAAAAGGAGCTCAAGATGAATAAGCGTGCGGCCTATGAAGGGATCCGCGCAGACCTGGTCTTTAAGATCGAAAATGCAGTCCGTAGGGTTTCGGACGATGTACACTCATTGTTCACGTTCGTATGCGAAGAAACGGAGGCTTTCCGTGCAATTATGGGGGAATATGGCCAGCTCAGGCGCGAGAACCAAATGAGTTATCAGCTCGAAGAGGGCAACTTCAGGATTGAAGTTAAAACGAACAAGGTTAAAAAGTTTGATGAGCGTGCAGATCTGGCTGCAACCCGCCTGATTGAATTCCTAACACAGTGGATTTCGCAGAGCGACAAGGGCCAAAGCGACCCCATGTATCAGCTGGCTATGACACTACTGGAGCGCAATAAGTATGGCGATCTGGATTATAAATCCATAAGCAAACTTTACGAACTTGAGGAGGACTTTGATTCTGAAGAATACTCAGCTATTATGGTTCTATTCCGTGAATCGAATGTAGTCGAAGGCACAGCTACCAATTTTTATTTTTGGGAGCGCAATAACATGGGCGTATGGACTAGGGTAGAACCATCCTTTAACCGTATGTAATGAACGCTAAAGAATTCAGGGAGGCTGTAGCCACGATGCGCAGCCTCCAGAAGGAGTACTTTAAAAATCGCGATCACCTGATCCTGCAACGGGCCAAGGCCATGGAAAAGGCAGTCGATGATTATATCAAAGAGGGGGAAAAAGAAATAAACGCACAAAAATCACTTTTCTAATGGCTGCTAAACTTTACTACGATATTTTAGAACTCCAGCGCCTTCCGCTTGGGGATATCTATAACATTGCGCTTTGGTTTAAAGTGGATACCCTGAATAAGAAGAAACAGCAGATCATTTACGAAATACTGGATGCACAACAGCAATTAATACCGACCGAAAATGATCGAAAATAACGTAAAGCGGGTTTATATTATCGCCAAAATTACAGGCCAAAATCAACTTGAAGTGGCCTTGAAATATCAGAATGCAAAATTTTTGCTTCAGAGTTTTGGTTACGAACCCGTATCTCCCATCGATCATGTACCCGCAGACGCCGACTGGCATGCTGCCATGCGGATTTGCATCCCCCTACTACTTGGCTGCGACAGTTATATAGTTCTTGACGCCCTGCATACCACTCCCGGAGGCATGATTGAAGACACCATTGCCGGCTGGGTTGGAATACCACGTATTTATTTATCTAAACTCTAAACGTATGAACCCGATTACACATTTATTGGCTTTAGGGACGATCCTTTTTGTTTCCGGCTTTTTTGCAGTCATGTTTGCCGGCATGGCACTCTTTGAAAGGGATGTTGAAGAGACCAGCGAACCTACCTACGAACCCGGTGAAATTGATGACACCAACTATCCGGACGTTGATTCTGTAATATTTCCAAAATACTAACGATGGAAAAACACTACCTGGGATACCGATGTGTGGGGACGGTCGCGATGAGCCGTATGCAACGCAATGAACTTTTAATTGCACGCTATTACTACATGAGCGAACTTAAGCGATTGCGCTTTGACGATGTTGTGTTTCGGCTC